ATACGGAATACCGTCAAGTCTCAAAATGTTACGGGAGAAGTCAAAAATATAATTTTTCGAATTTATATTGGCGAATGTTTCGTGCCAAAAAGACTTTCCGGGAGACAGTGACATCCCAAGCTCGATACAAGTGCTTGCGAAGTTAATTTCTGTTGATGATGTACTAATCGTCAAACGGTCGTCCCCATTGATGAGAACGCCTTTCATTAAGAGCCAGAGGGGGCGCTCGTCGCCCAGCCTCCGTAGATTCATGACGTGTGCCACAAGGACGTATATGCTGAGAAGAGGAAATGAGGTTTTTGAACCCATCAACGTCCCTTGCTGTTGCATAACCCTCTGGGGCAGACTTTTGTACTTTCCGATCAACAACTTGTGCTTCTTTAGGTATTTCAAGTAAACCACGCCTGACGTAGGATTAAAAAGGCGAGACACATAGTAACAAGTGTCGGCCGTAATGTTCCCCTCGTCAAGGAGGTAATGCAGGTAATCCAGTGGTGTTGCTGGGGTGTATTCCACGACGTGCGGTGCATTGCACGCTCGAACTACACTAGCTAACCTAGGATCGATCTTGGATATCAATATCTCAAGAATCGCATTATTAATTTCTTGATGTGAACCGTCTGAGGCACCAGTAAAATCAGATGAAGCCCATCCGAGATTGCCTTCCAAGTCCCATCTAGGGAGGTTATTAGCAATATCGTAAAGGTCTGTGGGCGAAACGGTACGCCCTAAAAGTCGGAAGCAGGGATATTCTTTAATGATCGCTGCTAAGGCTTTCTGGTAAATAGTTGAAATGTAGTATGGAATGGCCTCACCTTTCGTGATGACCCGGACCTTGAGAGGTTCCGGGATGCCAACCACCTTACATTTTATATTTGGGATTTCCAAATTACCTTCGTCATCGACTTGGCCGTTTATAAATGGGCTTGCGGCTTCAAACAATTTATTTATGAAGCTTGCCCTCTCAGGCGCATGACTGACCGTGGCGTCGACCCTGAACCCATGATTTTGTCCATCTTGTGTCACCTTTTCGTGATACACGACAGACTCGATCTCAGGCTCAGTGACGGCGTCACTCCCCAGGCCAGTCTTGCGCAAACTGTAGTCCATGTTCACGGTACCGACACCTGCTGTGTGGAACGCGTAGTTGATATTCTTCGGTTCAAACAACTGTAGCCAATTGTACTGCGATTCGGCTCCGAACTTATCGTTGTGGGAGTCTAGAACTGATACACCGCAGAGATGACAACAATACAGAGGATCTGCATCGATGTTCTCCTTGGCGATCTTTTCTTCGCAGCATAGGCATTCAATGTAAAAACCAACAAAATTTTCACCGTTGGGTTCTGCAGGGACGGAATGGCTAGGTAGAAGCTCATTCACTAGGTGTCCTAATGTACCACCGAATTTAATCGGGTTCTCGTAACAGGCCTTCATCTGCGGGACACTCAAGTTGGATAATTTCTCAAACTCTTCAGTGGACAATTGTTCACCGAGTTTATTTGATAACTCTTCCAAGAGAGGTCGAACGTAGCTGATAGCCTCATTCACAAGTTCCTCCGAACACGGAGATGAGGTCGAGATTTTCTCGGAGTGAGAAATCAAACTTCTTAGCTGGACACTGCCGTCGATTAAATCGCAGCTTGCCTTTGCTTTGAAGAATGAATCCCACAAAGAAACATTTTCGGGTATAATTGAGAGGAACCGAGCTTTCGCCCAGCGCCCAAAACTAGAACCTGAATATTTAAAAATCCGGCCTCTAAAGGGAGGACTGAGATCAGAAGTTACCCTCTTGAAATCAGCTCCCCGCCGCGCTACCAAATGTGCTTTATGGCACACACTTAGGTATTTGCACAAATCGTAAAAGTATTTGTATCCATATGTAGGAACTCCCGTAGGGGAACCATCGCACATGAACACAAACATATCTTCGAGAAATTGCATAATCACTTGGGATTTCGCCCTATGAAAATACAATACCTGTGCCTGCGCTCTAATCAATGAGATCCATAAATTGAACCCCATTCGAGATCGCTCTGCTTGCAGCAGCAATCCCGGGGTGCGAAGTACACCACTTCCGAAACACCTAGTTTCGGCTTGCACAAAAAATTTATCCATAAGAAGCTCCTGTGCCAAGAGCTTCCCACCGGAATCCTTTCCGGAAATGGTTGAACGTTCCATTCGACCAATACAAGTATAGTACTAGTGAATTCTAGGAAAGTTCGGAGGTTTTTGATTTGACAACAGTGTTATCAAAG